TATGATAAAGCAAGTTATAGAGGGATTACAACTTATGGATTATTATGATGCAAACGAATTAATTCAGTTTGCAAAGGGAAGCCATAAAGCCCCAGAGACATTTAAAGAGATGAGAGCAACAGCTAAACGTAGAAAATATGGCCGACAATAGAATACAATTTACTTTTGAGCTTAATGATCAAGGCAAAGTAAAGGTAGATGGCGTGACGAAGTCCTTTGTCAAGCTTGAGACCGCAATGAAGAAGGTGACTGCTGAATATAAAAGACAGCAATCGGAGTCATCAAAAACAAACGATGGCTTAAACACAACGATAACTAATGCTGGTTTAGCGGGAGCAACGCTTACTGAATTTGGTCGTACTATATCAGATTTACCTTATGGAATAAGAGGTGTAGCAAACAACTTGTCTCAGCTTTCAACTCTATTCATCACTTTTGTAGGAAAAGTAGACAAAAGTGTTCTTGGAATTAATAGAGTGACTACCGCTTTTAAAATGTTAGGAGCGCAATTAAAAGGGCCACTAGGGTTTATTTTGGTGTTTCAGGCTGTCATTGCGGCATTAGATTATTTTAGCGGACCAGCTAAGAAAGTAAAAGAAGAGACTGATGAGATAGAGAAGAGTTTTGATAAACTGACAGACACAATAATTAGATTCAAAGACGACTTTAGGATTGCTAATATTGATGGAGTAGAAGAAGGCAGTGCATCATTGGCCGCTCTTAGGGTGGAGTACAAAGAGTTTGACAAGGCTGTAAAAAAACTAGAAAAGACAAACAACGTCTCGAACAAATCGTTAAAACAAACTTCTGCTAGATTTGTGGAGTTGTTAGAGGTTAGGAGGAATATAAAAGACCTCAAAGAACAAGAAGAAGATGGTGGGGTAACTCCTCAACGAAGAAAAGAACTTGCTGAATCAAGAGTGGCCTTGCTATCTAGACAATACGACCTACAAAAATTGCTATTTGAAATTGAAGAGAAATCTAAGGGTAATCGTGATTTAGTGGAGGGATCTATTGAGTTCTATGAAGAACAAATAAAGGTTCTTAGAGCATCGCAAGCTTTAGCTACAGACCCCAAAGCTTTTGCTACTCTAGAAGATAGAGTAAAAGGTATTCAAAAGCTAATTGATGACATAAAAGGAATTAGAGAAGATGTTGAGCCAGCCTCAGCCTTAAGTCCGCTAGGACTCAAAATAGACCCTAAGGATTTTGAGAAAGAGAAAACTCCTGCTCAATTACTGGCTGAAGACCAACTAAAAGCGTTTAAAAAGGTTGAGCTAGGAGCGAAGAAGCATACGTTAAGTATGGAGGAAATCAATTTTAGATTAGCTATGATTGATGCCGATAGACTTGATCATTTTGCTTCAGCTACAGATGCTTTAGCTGGATTGTTTGGTGAAAGAACTGCCGCTGGTAAGGCTTTTGCTGTTGCCACAGCTGTTATAGATACTTATGCTGGGGCTAACTTGGCTTTGAAAGACCCAACCATCCCCAACACGTTTGTAAGAATAGCAGCAGTTACTTCAGTAATTGCAACAGGGCTTGCTAATGTAAAAAGCATATTATCTGTAGATGATACCGGAAAAACAACTCCATCTGGAGTTGGTGGACAAGGGGCTGCTCAAGCTCAAGCCCCAGTATTCAACGTAGTAGGCCAGTCTAATGTAGACCAATTAGGAAGGGCTATATCGGGAGCAAGGAGCGAACCATTAAAAGCTTATGTCGTAGGAAGCGAGATAAGCAACCAACAAGAACTAGACAATAAGATAATTCAGTCTGCTACTTTAGGATAATAAAACAATAGTCAAAATAAACAGTTATAATAGTATGGAGAAGGTAATAGAACTCATTATAGACGAAGAAAACGAATTTAGTGGGATAGAAGCTATCTCGGTAGTAGAAAACCCAGCTATAGAAGAAGACTTCATTGCTCTGAGGAAAGAGCCAGTTATGCTTGCTGAGGTAGACGGAGAGAAACGTATACTAATGGGAGCTGCTTTAGTCCCTAATAAGAAAATATTAAGAAGGGGAGAAGATGAAGATTACTACATATATTTCTCTATAGACACGGTTAGAAAAGCCTCAGAGCTTTTCCTTAAGCGTGGATATCAGTCTAACTCTACATTAGAACACAGCGAGAAGCTTGACGGGATGACCGTGGTAGAAAGCTGGCTAGTGGAGGATGAGAAGAAAGATAAGTCTAGGAAATACGGATTTGATGTACCAGTAGGAACCTGGATGGTTTCTATGAAGGTATATAATGACGATGTCTGGAAAAAGGTTAAAGATGGAGAGGTCCACGGATTCTCTATTGAAGGATACTTTGCAGATAATGCTGACCAGGGCCCTCAGGACACTTTGCCTGAGTCCTTTTGCGAAGAATGCGTTGAGGAACTAAATGCAGAATACGAGCTGTTAGAAGCCATCTCAGAGCTTTCTGAGGAGGTAGATCTAGAGTCTTATGGAGGATATCCAGAGTCTGCTGTCAACAATGCTAAAAGAGGTATAGAATTAAATGAGAAAGTTGGAAATCGTTGTGCTACCCAAGTGGGAAAAGTCAGAGGACAACAAATCGCAAAGGGAAATACTAAATTTACATTATCTACCCTCAAGAGGATCTACAGTTATTTATCTAGAGCAGAAACATATTACGACTCTGGCAACTCAGAAGCTTGCGGAACCATTTCTTATTTACTATGGGGAGGCAAAAGTATGCTGACCTGGGTTACTTCTAAACTCAAGGGATTAAACGCAATAGAAGCTTCCGCAACAATAATAGACGGAAGAGCTGCATATTCTACACAGGAGGAGGCAGAAGAAGCAGCTAAAGATATAGGGTGTGAAGGATATCACACTCACGACTACGAAGGCGATACTTGGTATATGCCTTGCGAGAAACACAAGATGGCCGAGATTGGACCAAAGGGAGGGGTAAAGAAAAGCCCTAAAGCTCCTAAGTCCGACACGCCTAACCCTAGCCCTAAAGGCAAGGGTACGGCCAAAGGTGATGCTTCAGGTAAAACTGGAGCTAAAGTCTCTGCAAAAGACAGAGCAACACTTCAAAACAAAGCAGATGAATTTAATAAAAAATATAAAGAGAAATTGGGTTATGGCGTCACTGTTGGTATGCTTGCCTCTGTTTTTCAGCGTGGTTTGGGAGCTTTTAATACATCTCACAGTCCTAATGTTAACTCAGCTTCTCAGTGGGCTTTTGCACGCACTAATGCCTTTTTATACTTAATTAAAAACGGCAGACCAGAGAATGCAAAGTACACGACAGATTACGATTTATTACCAAAGAAACATCCGAAGTCTAGTAAATAATGGCAACAACTAAAAACACTTCTTATAAAGTTCACGTCCATCATACAGATCAATCTGAGGTGGATAACGTGAATATTGAGAATGGCGCAATGTTGCATACTACTGATGCGCTCTATATGGGCCATAATGGGTCCAATGTAGTGGTGTATCCTCAAGGAGGAACCACGCAATTAGGCTGGGCAAGATACCAAGATACTGTGTATACTTCAAGCAACAAGCTTGCTTTGTCAGACGGTGTCCAAGTTGCCTTACCAAACAATAGTGGCACTACAATAAAAAGTCATTCATCAATAAACTTTTACGATAGTACGACTGTTAAACTGACGCCAGTTAATCTAAATGATGTCTATATAGTTTCGTTAATGCTAAAAGCATCAGCATCAAACGCTAACCAAACACATTTAGAGATAGAATTTCAACACGGTTCAAGTGGAAGTACGGTAGAAAATTTATTTAGTGCAATGGCATTTTACAAAGGCAATGACGTAGAACAAAAGAAGCACGAAATGTATTCGTTTTATGTAGATGCTAATGTATTGTCGTTAGGTGCATCTATTCACATTACTGCTGTTGGTGGAAGTGTTAATGTGTGGGATATTGAATACTTTATACAAAGAACACAAAATGGTAGTTTAAGCTAATGAGGAGCAAAAGAGGAAGTTATTCAAGTCCCAGGGGATCAAGAAGAGCGTGTTTATGTAAGGACGGTGCAACATACTCAAGGAAGTGTTGTGATGGCGAATTAATTAACCAAGGCATAGGGCCTCTTTCTGGAGGAGGGATTTTTACTAGCGAAGAGTTTGATTGTTCAGATTTAACGCTAAGTGGCTTTTCTGTTAACGATCAAGGCGTAATAACTGTTCCTGCCACAAGTGCAGGGACTATACAGTCTACTTCTCCATCTAATTTTAATCTTGTTGGAGTTGATACTTCAAGAACTTTAAGTGTAGTCATAATAGTTCCTTCGGGATATACAAACACAGGCAGTACAGTCACTTGTACAACCACAGCAACACAACCAGCCGCATCAACATTGTCTTGTTCAGATATAACTCTTAGCGGATTCCAAGTATCTCAAAATGGGACTATCACGCTTCCTACTGCTGATATAGGGACAATATCTAGTACAAGTCCATCCTCATTTGCAATAGTAAATGTGGACACCGTAAGAACTTTAAATGTAGATATTACTGTACCTGCTGGATATTTCAATACAGGAGCAACACTTAACTGTACTACAACGGCCACACAGCCGTTGAGTCCTACTTTATCGTGCACCGATATAACCCTTAGTGGTTTTGCGGTCGCTTCGGATGGGATTATAACGGTTCCAACTACTGATATTGGTACAATATCTGGCACGAGTCCAGCGTCATTCACTCCTGTATCTACAGAAACGCTGAGGACTTTAACTGTGGATATTACTGTTCCCTCTGGGTACTTTAACCAAGGCAATACATTATCGTGTACGACTACAGCAACACAACCTCCACAGAGAAACTTCTTATTTAGCGATATTGTGTTTAGTACAGCGTTTGCTGTGTCTCAGTCAGGGCAGGAGGATGATGATCAGGCATTCCCTGGCCTAGCTCATATTACAGCTCCAATAGCTCAGTATGCAGGAAATTCTCTTTCTATGACGGTTGTTTATACTGGGTCTGTTACCTCAACAGGACAGCCCGGCACAATACTAGGTTTTAAATATTATGACTTAGTAACCACACCAACTTCTAGGAGCTGTACTGTTTCAGTAATTGTTCCTGCTGGATTCTTAAACGTAGGACAAATAATTTCAGGTAGTCAAACTACGGAGCAGCAACCCTGCACTAAGACTTATGATATAGACACTCAGCAATCCACTACATACACGACATATAGTGTTGGTGATGGCTTTGGGAACACCTATGAAATTAGGGGTATAAAAGGTATAGATAATATAAGTAGCACATTTTATAGTACGTCCACTCCTACTGTTGTTTCTGGAAGAACGGATAGTCCTACATATACAAAAGATGCTTCGTCATACGATAGCACTTGCCGTCACGGATTGCTAGGCAAAGCAAATAGATCGGGATCTTATCTAGGCCCTAGCGGTACTGACACTCCACAGAGTGTTACTTACTACATTAGTGCGTACAACAGCGACGATACACTTATTACTACTCCTGAGGTTGGTATGGGTATATATAAAGCGAGCGGGTTATTAAGTGGAGAATTTGGCGTTGACTTTACTTACAGTGATTTATATCAACCCGACGGTTATTATACAAACATAGGATACACCTTTATAGTCACTAGTGGTGTTATCACATCCATAACAGCAACACCTTAAAAATACAACAAGCACATTAAAAACTAGTAATATTAATATATTTTAAACTATGAAAGCGACAGAAATTGTAGAAAAACTAAAAGATGTTCTTCTGGGGTCTCAAGAGGTTGAGAACCAAGAGGAGATCAAGGAAGAGCTTTCCGCTACTGAAGAAGTGGTAGAGGAAGTGAACGAATCACCCGAAGGGGAAGAAGTTGTGTTGTCTGAAGGCGATCAACTAGAACAAGATCAAGTTGTAGAGGCTGAGGAAGAAGCTACAAAAGCTTCTTACGTCACTAAAGAAGAATTTGCTGAACTTAAAGCAATGGTAGAATCATTAATGGGAGAGATTAAATCTACTTCTGAAAAATACAATAGCGAGGTTCCTAAGGAAGAACTAGCTGCTGTAGAGGCTGATATTGAGCCTATGGTTCATACTCCAGAAGCAAAAGCAGAAGTTGAAATGAAGCTATTCTCTCAAAACAGAAGAGAGACTACCCTAGATCGAGTACTAAACAATATGAGTAAATTTAATAAATAAACACAAAAATGGCAACAACTACATCAATTACTACTACTTATGCTGGTGAGTTTGCAGGGAAATACATTTCTGCTGCTTTACTAAGCGGATCAACTCTATCGAAAGAATTGATCACGATCAAGCCTAATGTAAAGTATAAAGAAGTAATGAAGAAAGTGGCTTCTGACGATATCGTTAAGAACGGCACTTGCGACTTTACTGCTACTTCTACTTTGACATTAACTGAAAGAATCCTTCAACCAGAAGAATTTCAAGTGAACCTACAACTTTGTAAGAAAGATTTCGTATCTGACTGGGAAGCAATTTCTATGGGATATTCAGCTTATTCTGATCTACCCGCAAGCTTTTCTGACTTTTTACTTGCACACGTTTCTTCTAAAGTAGCTCAAAGAATCGAAACTAACATCTGGGCTGGTACTAACGCCACAGAAGGTCAGTTTGACGGATTCGAAACTACTCTAGGTGCTGACGGTGACGTTAATGATGTAACTGCTACAACTGTTACTTCTTCTAACGTAATCGCTCAAATGGGAGCTGTGGTAGATGCTATCCCTTCTACTGTTTATGGTGCTGAAGATTTGACTGTTTATGTAGCTCCTAATGTATACAGAGCTTATGTAAGAGCTTTGGGTGGATTTGCTAGCAACGTAGGTGCCGCTGGTACAGATTCTAAAGGAACTCAGTGGTTCAACGGAGGTGCTTTAACTTTTGATGGTATCAACGTAGAGCTTGCAAGCGGAATGAGCAGCGACACAATGGTAGCTGCTGAAAAGTCAAACTTGTTCTTTGGAACTGGTTTATTGTCTGACACTAATGAAGTGAAAGTCATTGATATGGCTGACCTTGACGGAAGTCAGAATGTGAGAGTCATTGTCAGATTTACTGCTGGTATCCAGCACGCTATCGGCGGAGACATCGTATTGTACGCATAAGAATAATTGTTTAATATAAAAGGGTAGGTGAGCCTTGAGCCTGCCTACCCTTTTTTAATACTATAAAATATGGCTTGTGATTTAACGGGTGGAAGGAAAAAACCGTGTAAAGATGCTGTAGGAGGCGTAGTAAAAGTCCATTTTGTTGATTTCGGTGATCTAGCAACCATTACGGTTGGTTCAAATGATGAGATTACAGATATTAGCGGAACCTTTAACTATAGCACTTATGATGTCAAAGGCAATTCTTCTCTCGAATCAAATATTAATAGCTCTATTGAGAATGGAACAACATTCTTTGAGCAAGTAACAAACCTTACTCTTCATAAGATGACTAAGGAAGACAACAAAGAACTTAAGCTTATGACTTACGGAAGACCTCACGTCTTTGTACAGACATTCGACAATAAAGTTCTTTTAGTTGGAAGAGAGCACGGAGCAGAAGTTACTGGAGGTACTGCTGTTACGGGAACAGCGATGGGAGATCTAAATGGATACACGTTGACTTTAACAGCCAACGAAACAACTCTACCTAATTTTGTAGACGGAGCAACTGATGCAGACCCATTTGCGGGTATGTCTTCAGCTACTGCTACTGAAACTACTCAGAGAGATCCAGCGTAAGGTTTATTCCTGGTGATTAAAAGGGGCTTATATGGCCCCTTTTTTTATATAAAACACCGAAGACTTT